GAGAAGGAACACAGGCACAACCATCTGCATTTAGAAGCATTGCAGAAGCAGCGTTTGGATTTAGGCGAAAGCTATGATAGATTTGGGCGCAAGACAAATGCTGATCGCCCGCAGGGAACCAAGATAAACATAGAGGTTTAACATGGCAAACACGTTTGAAAAGATTTTAGAGTATCGTTTGATGCCCCGGCTTATGATGCTGGTTATGACAATCATGTATATACGCTGCATTGAGTGGGCGTTAGGCCAGCCTGATTTGTCAACGCAACAAGCTGGTTTAATATCAGTCGTAACAGGAGCCATGAGCGGAGCTTTTGCCGTGTGGCTTGGGAGTGAAAAGAAATGATCCAATCACTTTTAGGGCCGGTTGCAAATCTTGCCGGGAGTTGGCTGCAAGGCAAGGCCGATAAGAACGCTGCTGCTGCGGAGCTAAAGCTAACTGAGGCTAAGGCTAAGGCACAGATACTGTTGTCAGAGAAAACTAGCGTTGCCGACTGGGAGCGCATCATGGCAGAAAACTCAGGTGGATCTTGGAAGGACGAATTTTTTGTAATTGTGCTGTCGGTTCCAATGGTGCTTTGTTTCATACCGGGCATGGAGGGCGTTGTTCATCATGGCTTTCAACAACTGCAACAAGCTCCCGACTGGTATATGCACGCCCTTTTGATTGCCATCTCGGCATCGTTTGGTTTGCGTGGGCTGAATAAATTTATAGGGAAAAAGTAATGAAACAGAACTTTGATAAATCCTTAGAAATGTTGCTGCACCATGAGGGTGGATTTGTAAACCATCCCAAAGATCCGGGCGGCATGACAAATCTTGGAGTAACCAAAGCTGTGTATGATGCATGGATAGGTAGAAAAAGCAGTGAGGCAGAGATGCGGGCTTTGACGCCTGCTGATGTAGCGCCGATCTACAAGAAAAATTATTGGGATAAAGTGCGCGGTGATGACTTACCATCTGGCGTTGATTGGGCGGCATTTGATTGGGCTGTTAATTCTGGCAGCAAGCGGCCAGCCAAGGCAATACAGAAAGCTGTCGGAGCAAAACAAGACGGGGCTATTGGCCCTATGACTTTGCAGGCAGTGTCAAATGAAGAGCCAAATAAAATTATTGAAGCGGTGTATCACACGCGGCAAAGATTTTATGAGGGTTTGAAAACCTTTGAGCATTTCGGTAATGGCTGGACGCGCAGGAATAAAGAAACATTAGAGGCAGCATTGGAGATGGCTAATGGCTAAGAAGCAAGGACTATATGCAAACATTCACGCAAAGCGTAAGCGCATTGATGCTGGATCTGGCGAGCGCATGAGAAGCCCCGGTGAAGCTGGTGCGCCTAGCGCGAAAGATTTTGCAGAGAGTAAAAAGACTGCGAAGAAACCTAGGTCTATGATGAATAGAGGCAGAGCATGAGCAGATCCCCAGAGCGCACTGGCAACAGCCCGCGCCGTGCTGCGTTCTTGCAGCGCATGGGTAACATGCCGGGGCCAACCAAGGACAAGAAGGGCAGAGACACACCTCTGCTCAAGTCTTTAAAAGATTGGGGTGCGTCTTCTAAGCAAGAGGCGGTGCGCAAAGGTAAGCGCATTTCATTGATCAACAAGAATAAGAAGAGTGCGTAATGGGTTACTTCCATGAAGATGTAGACAGCCCGCACGCATTGCTAGAAATAGCGAGCGAGCGTTTGCCTGAGCTTGTGCCGGTAAACATCTTTGGGTTTAACAGATCTATAGGTACAAGTTACGAAACCATTTGGAATGATGGCGGCACGTATGACTATCCCGGCTCTGCCGTACAGATGAGCGCTGTATCTGCAAGCGCGTCTGATACAATGGCTGTGCTAATCTCTGGGCTTGACGATGAATACAACGCGCTGGCTGAAATCATTACGATGAACGGCACATCTGCTGTAACCACAACCAACAGCTTTTACAAAATAAACAGCGCTGTTATCTTAGCCGGGTCTAACGTGGGTGACATTACGATTAGCAATGGCGGCGCGACATACGCATTCATTGAGGCAGGCACAGGTACAACGCAGGCTTGTGTATATACAGTACCGGCCAAGCATTCGCTGTACATCTTTCGGATTAGCCTTACCTCTGGCACGGTAAACGGCAACAAGTACATTACTTACCGCAACCGCATTGATAATAGCTCAGGGCGTATTTTGCGCGTGGCAGAGGCTACGTGGCGCGAAGGGATGCAAACGTTTGATCGGCAAATACCGTTTCGCATTGCGCAGAAGAATGACTTTCAGTTTGAGGCCAAATCTAGTTCGGGTAACAATGAGGTTTCAATTTTTGTAGAAGCACTATTGATGAAGGATAAGTATGATGCCTAACAAGAAGAAGCCTAAGAAGTCGATCATGGGCGGGGGTTACGGCAAGTAACTTTGCTGATAATTTCGCACTACGCTTTTGCTTACGCCAACAAAGATTGCGATTGATGCAACGCACCAACCCCTGTTTGTGAAGTACAAGATATCATCTATCTCATCTTTGTTTAACTGATCATTGCGCCAGCCGGGGCCGCGTGTAGGGCCGGGTGTTTTGACTGCTGGCTTTTTATCTATCTGCCTTACTTCAAGGTTACGCAAAGCCCTATTACAGAGCTTTGCATCTTCTTTCATTCGATCAAGCAGATCCATTAAAACGGAATGCTGTCTTGTGACTGCGGTGCGGCAAACGGATTAGGCTGCGCTGTTGGTGCTGCCGGTGCCTGCGCTGCAAACGGGTTAGCCGCTGGTGCAGGCGCTGCCATCTGCTGATCTTCCCTTGGTCTATTTGCAAAGAGAGACATCTTGCCGATGGCGGGCCAAGTCTTAGGATCATCACCAACCTTTGCGTCTACTGACACAGAGATAGACAGGTTGTACTGCATCACAAGCTGCCGTACTTGCTCAGCGGCTTGCTGTGCCTGCTGATTGTTTTGATCATCCTTGTGGGTGTTTACCCAGCCAGATGCACGCATTGCTACGGGCTGTCCGTTGTTCATAAAGCCCTGCAACATGAAGTTACTGTTTCCGAATTGTGGTCTATTAGCCAAAGCTTTTCTCCTTCTGTGTGTAGATTGGCAGTAGTTGATTAAACAGATCAGAATGATTTACCTTCAATGCATCTATTGCTAGATCATTTTTGTCATCCCAAGCCTGCAATTCTTCGCGTGTATTGCACGCCATAATTTCAGCGTAAGCTTTTGCGCACCATGCCTGCGCGTCTGATGGAGCAGGCGCTGCCGGTGCTGGTGCTGGTGCTGGCTGTTGTGCCATTGCCTGCGTCTTTCTTTGCACTGCATCTATCTCATTGAGTGAGGCGTATGTGCCGCCGTGTAGGCCAAGGCTTGCAAGCGCACGGCCAATGGCAGATGTCTCAGCATTTTCCAAAGCAGATGTTTTGTTTACATGGCCTTGCCCGCGTATCTCTTCCGCGTATCCGCTGCCGATCACGTGATTGTTCTTATCTAAGATCCTTGCCCGCATGACAACGCGGCTTCCTTCATCTAACACAACCTCTGTGCTGATGCCTAGATCTGTACCAAAGGCTTTGCGGAATGCTTCCACCCGCACAAATACCTCTGTGTATTTCTTGCCGCCGCGCTGGGCTATACCATGCGTGCGGTTGAGGTCATTAACCTCTGCCATTGCCGTTATTAAATTGCTCATTTTAGCTCCACATAAGTTTAGCTTTGCGCTTGATCTCTGGGTGTAGATCACGCCAAACAAAGCTGTCTGCAAATTGAGGATTAGTTAAACTCAGTAAATCCTCTATACTGTCTGCCACCCGCATAAGCTTTTCTCTGCGGCGACAGGCAACCTTAATATCATTTAGCGCAAAGTGTAACTCATCCTCTGTGGGCTGCAACACAACATATCCAAGCCGGTTCGCGTAAACGATCTTTGGAATGCGCTTGTTTATATTCCAGTACCCGGCAAGCTGCGTCATGTGCGGGGCTTTGATTTGCTTGGGCAGTGAGTTTGCACGCGGGTTGTCAGTGTCAGATGCCTGATCCCACTGTGTCTTTAGCTCTACAGTTCCCTCTTGGAAATCTCCAAAGCCTAGATACGGTAGCTCGCAACCATCTAGCTTGCCTTCCAATCTATGCTGGCCGGTAATTCTGTTTGCCCCGGATGTAGCTTCGCGCAAGCCTTGCACAACGTTATCACACACAAGCTGAAACTCTGAATGCGTAGGCTCTTTGCTGCGCTTGCCTTCTGCATTGAAATAGATGCGCTCTCTGTTGGCAATCATGCGCTGATCTTTCTCAACATCACGCCAGTCACCGCCCTTAAAACCCTGCACCAGATTAATTGCATCCGCGTATGCTTCGCCGGGTGTAGCATCTTCCACCAGCATCATCGTGCCGTAATGCTCTGCTGCCCTGCCGCTGACCATGTTTGGATTGTCGGTGTATTGCGTAGAGCCAATGGCGTCTTTGTAATGAGCGTGCATTCGCAAGATCCTTTGCGCCTCTTCAACATCACCAGCCTCATCACCGCGTATGACTGCCCATGCCTTGTTGCGCTCCGGGCGCAGCACTGCCTTATCAAAGAAAGCCCAAGCGTCAGGCGTGCTTGGGTTGCTGTGCCAGTTAAAGTTAAACCGGCTGAATGTATTGGCGTTGCTTTTAAAGCCCATGTTAAATCCTTGACAGTTTGTGTTACATTCGTAATAACTGAGACACATTATGTCAACGGAGAAAATATGAACTTAGAAAAATGGCGGCTTAAAAAGGGCATGAGTTATACTGCCTTGGCTGATAAGATAGGTGCGCCCCATGCAACAGTTGTGCGGCGTTGGTGCTTAGGTTTGGATCACAAGGATTACAAGATCCCTAGCCCTAAGTACATGGAAATAATCAAGAATGCTACAATGGGCGAGGTTACGCCCAATGACTTTTACGGCTGAACATGGGCGGTAAAGCAAGCAGAGACAAGGGCGCTAACTTTGAGCGCGAGATTGTAAACTGGCACAAAGACAGAGGCGTAGATGCAGAGCGCATACCGTTGTCAGGTGCTGTCAAAGGCAATTATTCTGGTGACATAAAGATCGGGCCGCAGCTTGCGTTGCTCGCTGAGTGCAAGCGCAGAGCGAGGGCATATCAGGATCTGTACGATGCGCTCGATCAAGATGACAGTGACATGCTGTTTGTGCGCCGGGATCGTGGCCGCACGTTGGTTGTGTTGCCAATCGAAACCTATGAGGCTGTGCTAGAATGGCTTGGCTGGATCGACAAGAAAGGGCAGGGCGATGACGTTAGCTGAGCCGGTGTTCATGGCGTTTGTGGTGTTTTCATCCGTTGATGAGTGCAAAGAATTTTCGGCATACTATGATCTTGAGCGGATCTTTTTGCCGCAATGCGTAGAGATGGGTGGGGAAGCAGATTACCGCAGACCTATCCCAAACATTAGACCTAAACCAAGACCAGAGGGAGCAAAGATTGTCGGTAGCAGTTAAATGGTTGGAGCTTGCAAAGGAAGAGCGCAAGCGAGCGCGTGAGCGTGATGGTAGAACGCAAGAATTTAAGACCAATAGACCGCCAGAATACAAGGTTGGCGGGCGTGAGATGAACCCAGAAACGCAAGAGATTATTAAGCTTGCCAAGCAGGGCAAGGACAAGGAAATAATTTGCAAGCGTATGTCGTTTAAAGGCGTTAATCGAAAGCGCGTCACTGAGGTTCTTTGGAGATACGAAGCCAAAATAAAGGAGAGTAAAAATGGCATGGAGTAAGCAACAACGGCAAGCGCACAGTAAACGGATGCGCAAGGCGCACAAGCGGCACAATCCAAAGCAGCGCACGCTGTTTAAAATGTTTGGATATACAATTCTGCTAAGAAAGGATTGGCTGTGAAAAGTTTAAGTGTAACTTCTGATGGCGCTGTGTTCAGTTTTGTTGCACACGGTCAGCGTTGGGAAGAGCCTGCTAAGAAATGCACGGCTTGTCACGGCGATGGAGAGCGCATGGCTGAAAAGCCTGTCGTGGATTATGTAAACGGTGGTTTTCTCAGCGAGGTCAACGTGACTTGCGAGGACTGCGAGGGGTATGGCTACGTGCCTGATCATGGGCAGGAAGAAGAGTAGGCCCGTAACGTGCAAGGGCTGCGGGTTCTTGCACGATCTAAACCTAGATGGCTGGGTCATCTTGCTTAGCGGCGAGTTGATTTGCGCCAGTAACCAGAAATGTTGGGAGACAGTTTGTGACTTACATCGAAGAATTGCAGAAAAAAAGCAGCGAGATATTGCTGCAAAGAGCAGAGCAGCGCGGGCATCACAGCAAGCTTTACCGCCTGCTGGCACAACGCTGGAGCCAGCACGTAGGCGTGCCGGTTTCGGAAAGTACAGTTTGCCTGATGCTCAGTGATATGAAGATTGCCAGAGAGATTGCCGGGAAGAACGACGAAGACAACATCGTTGACTTGGTAAACTACGCATATCTCTACGCAGATCTAGCCTACAAAAGCGATGATGATCGTGTGATTATAGACACATTGTCGCGGCTAAATAAAGGGGATTGACATATGGGCTTTTCCAAGTACGCTAACGCGAGCCGCGCAGGCGAGATACATACTAGTAAATACATAAATACTAGTAATTACGTAAATACTAGTATTCCTAATACTAAGGAATACATAAATACTAATACTATAAATACTTGTAAGACTGGTCATACAGTACAAGCTTGTACAGATGATCGGGCAAATCAAAAGCTTGCGCAGACATTGCAGCGGATGCGGCCAGCGTACAAAGCAGCGGTGAAAAAGATACAGGAAGATCCGTTGTCTTATCGTTTAGAAAAGATCCTTAGATTTCTTCGTAAGGTAAACTCGCGTGATAATTATATGCAGGTTGTTTCGTCTGTGATGGCGATGTCACCTATGGAGCAGGCGCAGTTTGCGGAACAGGTTGAAAGGAACATGGCTGATGCGGCAGAGTAATTACAGCAAGCTTACGGTTACAGATTTGCATGATTTATTTCTTGAGGCTGCGCAGACTGAGCGTGCCTTGCCTGCTCCGTTTCGCAAGCAGAAGATGTCAAGCTGGCCTGAGTACGTGCAAAGCTGGTCAGCCTATGGCTGGTCTGATGCGCAAGTCGTGCGTATACAGCCAACATCTGAGCAGATAGATCGCTTGGATAATGCTATCGACTTAGGATTGCTTCTCAGCAAAGAAGATCGGCAGATTATCTGGGCGGCTGCGCATAGTGCCGTTGGCCGGGAGCGTGGGCCAAAGTGGGCGTATCTTTCTAAGCTTCTGGGAAAGTCGCGCCACAGCGTGAAAGCGGAGTACCAAGCGGCACTGGTTAGACTGACATGGGCAATAGATCCTAGAAGGCCACAGAGCCTGCAAATGAGGGCGGGTAAGTTTGGTTAGGCTAGGTATGCCCCAGAAAAAGCAAAAGCCCCACTGAGGGGGCTTCTGTGTGGCTGTGAGGGTGTATTGGCTATCGGTTCTTTCTGGCCCAATCCATGCCAAGCTTAAAGATTGCTTTTTGTTTGGTTGCGTCTTGGGCAAAGGCTTCGATGTCTGCGGTGTTTTGATGTTCAACCCAGACTTGCCATAATCCGTTCTGTTTCTCAGATTTGATCCGATCATATGGGAAGATGTAAGTAAGGTTTGGCTTGGCATCTCCAACCCTTGCAATGACTACAGTGTTGCCATCTTTGTCCTTAGCAAAGCGATCATTGAGGCCATAGGTTTTAGATGTCTTGCTCATTGGAATACACCGGCAAAGAACAGGCCTACGAATAGAATGCCGAACAATGACAGTGCGCCGATGATATCGCCCACGATGCCTAAGCTGTCTTCCATGTCGCGCAACATGGCGCGGAGTTTGTTAAATGAGTTCATTGTTTTGGCTCTCCTGCTCTTGCAACAACAATCGTGTTTCCATCTTCGTCTTTCGCAAAGCGCTCTGGATCATCTAAGCCGTAGGTTTCTCCTTCCATAGCCTTAACCATGTCTAACCCTTCACTGATCCAATTATGTAGGCTCATGTGATTTAGCTGATGCACGTTAACGATATGCTGCGCCCAATCAGCGCCCTCTGGACGATCCTCACCATCCAAATGCGGGTGCGTGTCATAGGTAAACAGAAAGTAATTACCTACATTTGTTAAAACTTTTTCTAGGCTTAGATGCTTGCATCTAATTGCTTTGAGAATTTGAGCGCGAGTGATGCGCTTTGGCTTTTTAACCTTTATGCTAAAAATGTCAGGGTCAAAATTGTAAACTGTATTGCTCATAGTTTTACCTCGTATGATTGGATGTGAAGGGTACACAGGTGCTGCTTGCGGCCATCACGCAACAAGCGGCGCAGGCCCTGTCTTCTGGCAAAGGAACCAGTGTTTGATTGAATAATGTACGCAGCAACCGCAAGGTTGCCGCGCAGGGTTTGGTAGGTGATTGACACGGTAAAGGGCTTCATGCTGTCACCTCTTCAAGCCACTCAATGCAGCGCTCCCACTGCATAGGGCGATCAGTCAAGCTGATGTCGAAACCGCCAGCATCAATTACACTTTCCAGATAAATGGCTTTGTCTGTCTCCAGACTGTATTGGGCTTTGACCGGCTGTGTCGCGAGAGCTTGTATGGCTGCTTTGGTAATTTTCATAAGTTTCCCCATGTTGAGTTGTTACATGACCATAGATAAGCATTTGTCACGATATGTCAAGTAGCAGAATAACAAACATATGTAGTAGACGAACAGACCGAAATGCGCTACAAATGGTATATAATCGCAAGTTGTTGTGCTTGGTTGTTCCTCCTGTCTAAGCCTGATGCGATTTCTGTTCTCAATAACTTGCCCTGCTATGCGGGGCATTTTTTTTACTAGGAATGCAAATGCCATCGAAAACAGTCAACGCAAAGATCATGGAAAAGATCGTTGATAGATTAGCGCAGGGCGAAACACTTGTGGATATCACAGCCGATAGCGACATGCCCACGTATCGCGCAGTCACAAGAGCAGTCGCAAGCGATGATGACATGTTTGAACTATACAGACGCGGCAGGATCTTGCAGGCAGAGTATTACAGCGACAAGATAAACAAGCTGGCTATGGAGCCATTACCAGAAGGCGGTGATGTGCGTCATCTCAATGCGGAGGTGAACAGACGCAGGCTAGAGATAGACACTCTTAAGTGGACAACAGCACGCAATCAGCCATTCGGTGTGCGTGACAAAAAGGAAGACACAGCGCAGCAATCACAGACGGTTACAATCAGTTGGGCCGGGGGAGATGTGGCTGTCAATGCGGTGGATGTGGTCGAGCATGATGAGGAAGTGAGGCATTAGGTTAGGGGTTGGATATGTATATATGGTACATCTTGTGCGTCCGATCTACACGCGTGAGGCAGGCAGGCTAAGCTTGTTTCATTTTCAACCATAAGGCGAAAGCAATTGCCGGTAAGCGCAGGCATACTGCCAAGCCATTGTAATTGCACAACATTATTGTCGCATAATACGTATTATGTAAAGTTTTTGCAGATCGGGCACCCCCACCCCCCGCCAAACCGCCCGCCGCTGCTATACACGTATACTACCCCAACACAGTACACCCACACACGGAGCCTGTATGAACGCCGAAAGCACATCCCTGCTGTCACACGTCAAAGAGTTGCGTAGGCTTACTGTGGCCGCTCCTAGCGCCTCTGAGCAGTATCAGGCTGCTGTGTTGTTGATTGACTTGTATGAGCAGATGTTGGTGCGTGCTGGTTTGCTGACATTTAGCGGAAAGACGAAGCACTGATGCACATTGAGATACCGTATGAGCCGCGCACGTTGCAGCGTTCATTGCATGATGAGATGCAGTCTAAGCGTTGGGGTGTTGTTGTTTGTCATCGTAGGTTTGGCAAGACGGTTTGGGCTGTTAATCATATATTGCGTGATGCGTTAATGAGTGGGAAGGAATCGCCACGTTATGCGTATATGGCTCCGACTTATCGTCAGGCTAAGAATGTGGCGTGGGATTATATAAAGCAGTTTGCTGGCAAGATACCGGGCGTGAAGTTTCATGAGACTGAATTGCGGTGTGATTTGCCTACTGGTGCTAGGATTAGCCTTCTCGGTGCGGAAAATCCCGATAGTTTAAGAGGCATCTATCTTGACGGCTGCGTGATGGATGAGGTCGCTGACATGCCTGAGAATGTATTTCCAGAGGTATTGCGGCCAGCTTTGTCTGATCGGAAGGGTTGGTGTGTATTTGTTGGCACGCCTAAAGGTCACAATGCTTTCTATGAGAAGTATGAGGAAGCTGTTGGGAATGATGATTGGTTGGCTGCGATATACCGTGCGTCTGAGACTGGTATATTGGATGATGAGGAATTGGAAGCTGCCAAGGTTATGATGAGTGTAGACCAGTATGCTCAGGAGTTTGAGTGTAGTTGGAATGCGAATGTTCCCGGTGCTATTTATGGCAAGGAGCTTGAAGAGATTACGGCGTCTGGTCGGGTTTGCAGCGTACCGTATGATCCGTCTGTTCGTGTAGAGACTTGGTGGGATCTTGGTGTTGGCGATAGCACTGCGATATGGTTTACGCAGACTGTTGGCCGCGCCGTTCACGTTATTGATTACTATGAGAATAGGAATGAGGGGTTGCCACACTATTGCCAAATTCTCTCAGCAAAAAAATATTTATATGGCGATCATAATGCTCCGCATGATATAGAGGTAAGGGAGTTAGGTTCTGGTAAGAGCCGTAGAGAGGTTGCTTGGGATTTGGGTTTGAATTTTAGAGTTGTTCCTAAATTGCCTGTTGAGGATGGCATACACGCTGCGCAGATGTTGATACCGCGTCTGTGGTTTGATCGTGATGCGTGTAAAGATGGATTGGAAGCGTTGCGGCAGTATCACCGGGCGTACAATGAGAGGACGCGCAGTTTCCGGGCGAACCCGGTGCATGACTGGTCTAGTCATGCGGCTGATGCGTTTAGATATTTGGCAGTTGGTTTACGTGAAAGTCGCGGCAGTATGCGGCCACCACAGATGCAGGCTGTCATGGACTATAACCCTTTTGCGGCATGAGGTGAGATATGGGTGATCCAGTAACGGCAATACTTGGCGCGGCAGCGGCTGGCAAGATATTAGATATTGATTTATTAGGTGGTGGTGGTAGTAGCACACCTGAGCCTGAGCCAGCGCCCGCACCGGCGCCTGCGCCTACACCGCCGCCAGCGCCTAAACCACCTAAGCCCCCAGCGCCAAAGCCAGCGCCAAAGCCAAAGCCAAAGCCAAAGCCCGCTGCAAAGCCTAGTCCGACTGAGGGCAGGGGTGCGCCTAAAAAGCCTGACACTGGTGCTGGCACAACGACTGCAAAGGCGGGTGTTGAAGAGGCTGCTATTATCAAGGCGCAGGCAGAAGGCCCAGCGGAGGAAAAGGTTGCGGAGACTGCCAAGAAGGGGCGGCGCTCTACGATTGCCACAACGCCTCAAGGCTTGTTGACTTCTGAGCCTGCTACGCGCCGCAGGCGTTCACTGATGGGTGGTTTAATCAAGTGATGATGCGTAAGAACATTGCTGGTGAGATGGGCGCACGCTCTTCTCAACCAGCTAAGCGCCGCGCTGATTTGACTGTAGATCCTTTGGAACGGCTTAATCAAAAGATGGCTGGTCGTACTCAGGGTGGATCTGTTGAGGGTTTAAGCCCTGAGCAGAAGAAAAAGAAGCGTTCTATTATGACTAGCTACGGGATGATGTGATGCAAGTATTGCCAATGATTGCGCAGTTAGATCGGCGTTATAAGACTTTGCAAAGCCAGCGTTCTAATTGGGAGAACCATTGGCAAGAGCTTGCGGATTATATGCTGCCACGTAAGGCAGATATTACGAAGAAGCGCACGCAAGGTGATAAGCGTACAGAGTTAATTTATGATGGCACTGCTATTCATGCTGTGGAACTGTTGGCGTCTTCATTGCATGGAATGCTGACTAGCCCTAGTTCGCCTTGGTTTTCTATGCGTTATCGCAATCCAGACTTGCAGAACAATGATTTGGCAAATGAGTGGTTGGAGTTATGCCTTGATCAAATGTATCAAGCGTTTAATCGCTCGAATTTTCAGCAAGAAATCCATGAGCTTTACTATGATCTTGTGGTTTTTGGTACTGCTGCTTTTTATATAGAGAGTAATGAAGATGGCTTGCGCTTTTCTTCTAGGCACATTGCAGAGATATGCATCTCTGAAAACTCTAAAGGTCAGGTAGATACTGTTTACCGCAAGTTTAAAATGTCTTCTCGCGCTATGGCTCAACGGTTTGGCGAAGAGAATTTGCCTGCGCAATGCCAGAAAGACTTGAAGAATGAGCCGTACAAGGAGCATGAGATTATTCATGCGGTGTATCCGCGCTCTGAGGCTAAGGGTAAGCTGGCAAAGGACAAGCCGGTAGCGTCTGTGTATTACCATGCAGATACGCGCAAGCTTTTGTCTGAGGGCGGCTTTGATGAGTTCCCGTTTATGGTTCCTCGTTTTAACAAAGACAGTGTAAGCAGCTATGGCCGCTGTCCTGCTATGAACGCGCTGCCTGATGTTAAGATGCTGAATAAAATGTCAGAGGTTACTATTCGTGCGGCTCAAAAGCAGATTGATCCACCTTTAATGGTTCCTGATGATGGGTTTATGTTGCCGGTACGCACAACGCCGGGATCGTTGAACTTTTACAGATCTGGTACGCGGGATAGGTTGGAGCCGTTAAACATTGGCGCGAACAATCCGCTTGGCTTGAATATGGAAGAACAGCGGCGCAATGCTATTCGGCAGGCGTTTTATGTTGATCAGTTGCTCATGGCTCAAGGGCCAGCGATGACAGCGACTGAAGTGTTGCAACGAAACGAAGAGAAAATGCGGTTACTTGGGCCTGTTCTGGGTAGGTTGCAGTCTGAGTTGTTACAGCCGTTAATCTCTCGCTCATTTTCGTTGCTGCTCAGGGAAGGGTTGCTCCCACCCGCCCCTGAGCAACTACAAGGCCAAGACATAGATATTGAGTATGTTAGCCCGCTTGCAAAGGCGCAGAAGCTGACAGACTTGCAGTCTATGTTGCGCGGTTTTGAGGTAATGATGCAAGTTGCTGAGATAGCGCCTGTCATGGATTACTTGGATAGCGATAAGCTGGTGCAGTATCTTGTGGATGTTACCGGCATCCCGGCGCGTGTTATTCGCAGCGATGAGGAAGTCGCACGTATACGCAGGCAGCAACAGGAAGCTGCACAGGCACAAGCGCAAATGGAGCAGAGCGCTATGGCGGCTGAGCAAGCGCAACAGCTTGCACCTATGGTCAAGGCTGTTAGTCAATGAAGCAAATACAAGACTTAAAGTTAGCGTATCGTCGCACGTTTAATACAGAAGACGGTGAGCAAGTTCTAAGTGATCTCAAGAAGCGATTTAGCTTTGAGGCAACCACATTTTCTGGCGATCCTTATCAATCTGCATTTAACGAAGGACAACGCGCAGCGCTGCTGCTGATCGTCAGAATGTTGTCCGATGAAAAGGAACCACAATGAGCGAAGAGGCAATCCAAGACACTGGATCTCAGGAAGTCGCAGCGGATGCTGCTGTAGAGGCGGCACCAAGTTTTCTGGAAAGTTTACCAGAGGATTTACGCAATGAACCCAGCTTGCGTACATTTACAGACCCGTCTGCATTGGCGAAAAGCTATGTTAATGCGCAGCGTCTGATCGGGAGCGACAAGGTTGGCAAGCCACAATCAAGCTGGACATCTGACCAGTGGGGCGAGTTTTATGCTGCCGCTGGGCGTCCAGAAGGGCCAAACGGTTATGAGCTTCAAGTTGATAAGGGCGTGTTCGGTGATAGTTCTTTGGAAGGATTACGCACTGCGGCGCATGAGGCTGGCTTGAACGGCACGCAAGCGCAACGCATGGCAGAGTTTTTGCAAACGTCTGTTACAAATATTCAAAGCGGCTTTGAGGAGCAGGCAGATAGCTTGCGCCAAGAGGGCGAGATGGAATTACGCCAAGAGTATGGGAAAGCTTTTGAGCAAAAGGTTGATATGGCTAGATCTGCGGCTGTGCAGTTTCTAGGCAATATTGATTTGCTTGATGAGATACAGCTTGCCGATGGCAGAATGTTAGGCGATCACCCGGAAGTGATTAGGATGTTTTCACGCATTGCAGAGGGCATTGGTGAGGATAATCTTGAGGGTGATCCAACAGAATTGATTATGACGCCAGAAGAGGCATCACGGCAGCTTACTGAGGTGATGCGTGAAGACGGCCCATATTTCAATAAAGCGCACCCAGAGCATGATGCTTATGTGCGCGAGGCGACTCGTTTGTTTGAGTTCCGCTAAGTGGATAACCGCAAGGCCCACGCGACAAACCTGTGTGTCAGGTGGAGTGACTGCCCTAAGCAGTAAGCACGGCCCCGCAAGGGATAACCAAGCGCAGCAATCTGAAACCTAAACTGTAGAAAGGTGATGCAATGTCTTCACAAATCACTACGGCTTTTGTCAATCAGTTCTCAGCAAACATCCAAATGCTGTCACAGCAAATGGGTTCACTGCTGCGTAATGCAGTAGACAGCGAGAGCGTGAATGGCGAGAAAGCCTTTTTTGATCAGGTCGGTAGCGCTGCTGCTGTTCTGAGAACAACCCGTCACGCGGATACCCCGCTAATTGATACCCCACATAGCCGCCGTATGGTTACGCTGTCTGACTATGAGTATGCAGATCTTATTGACGATCAGGACAAAGTGCGCCTGCTTGTTGATCCGACTTCGACTTATAGCCGTGCGGCTGCTGCTGCTATGGGTCGCGCAATGGATGATGTTGTCATCTCAGCGGCTTTGGGTAGTGCTAAAACCGGCAAAGACGGTTCTACAACTACAGCGTTTGATACATCAAACAATCAAATCGCTCAGGGTAGTGCTGGTCTGACTTTGGCTAAGTTAATCGAAGCTAAAGAAATTCTGGATAGCGGCAACGTAGATCCTTCAATCCCTCGCCACATCATTGTGTCACCTAAGCAAATCTCTGACTTGCTGAACAACACAACGGTAACGTCGAGCGATTTTAACACTGTCAAGTCTTTGGCAATGGGTGAAATCAACAGCTTTGTTGGCTTTAACTTTATTGTTTCAAACCGCTTGGGTGTTGACGGATCGTCAAACCGCCGGGTAATCGCGTTTGCTCAGGACGGGATCAAGCTTGCTGTAGGCAAAGAGCCATCAGCCCGCATTGATGAACGTGCTGATAAATCTTACGCAACACAAGTCTACTACTGTCAGTCTGTCGGTGCTACACGCATGGAAGAGGCCAAGGTCGTAGAAATCTTGTGCCAAGAGTAAGGAGACTAAAACATGGCTACTGTTTACTCAGTACAACAGACTAATGCGATTGCAGATCCTGTTGTAAAAAACCCGTCAAATGTTCTAGGTGGTCGTATCCGCGTAGCGCATGGCGTTTATGAAGCATCTTCACTGGCATCTGGCGATGTCATTCAGATGTTTACCTTGCCTGATGGCGCACGCTTGCTGGAAGGCTCGCTTGCCCATGACGCGCTTGGTGGCTCAACAACCTTGTCAGTAGGGTATGCAGCGCATACCAATTCTGCTGGCACTGCTGTTTCTGCCGCTGCTGCTGCGTATAAGGCTGCTGCTGCCTCTACATCTGCTCAAAAAGTAGATATCTTGGCGACATTGGCTTTAGGCTCAGGAACAGTCACAGATACCAATGAAGACGGTATGATTGTTACTGCAACAATGGGCGGTGCTGCTGGCACAGGCACCATTGAGGTAACCATCAAATATGTGGTAGACTAAGAGAGCGGGGCGGGAAACCGCCCCCTTTCCTTACTTGGAGAGATTTATATGACCAGTACGGTTGACATAGCAAACTATGCTTTGAACATTCTAGGCGCATCCAACATTTCTACGTTAGATGAAAACAGTAAAGCGGGCCGTATTGTAAACCAAAGGTATGAAGGTGTGCGCGATGCTGTATTCCGGGCGCATCCTTGGAATGCTTTGATTAGACGCGCAGAGCTTGCGCAAGAAACAACAACGCCCGCCTTTGGATATGCACATCAGTATCCGCTTCCAACAAACCCGTTCTGCCTGCGCGTGTTAGAGTTTAGCAATGGCTCGCTGTCTTACCCGCAAGACAATATGACTAACAATACCGGCGGGCCTGTGTTTGTCATTGAGGGGCGTAAGGTTTTAACTGATGAGGGCACTGCCAAAATTAAATACATTGCGCGAATAACTGACGCGAATGAGTATGATGCTGGCCTGATCGAAGCGCTTTCTACGCGATTGGCGGCAGAGATCTGTTACGCAATCACCGGCTCAACCAGCATGGTGCAGATTACGCTTTCTATGTATGAGGCTAAGATCAAGGAAGCGAGGTTTGTGGATAGCACAGAGGGTGCGCCGCAGCGCATTGAAGCCAGCGACTTTATTGAAGCGAGGTTCTAATGGCTCGCTCAGCACCAGCGTTTAGCTCATTTACGGCAGGCGAAATTAGCCCACGCCTTGAAGGGCGCATAAACATTGAAAAGTACAAGGAAGGTTTGTCAGACCTAACCAACATGGTTGTGATGCCGCATGGCGGTGTTACGCGTAGACCCGGTACAGAATACTTGGGCGAGGTCAAAAGCAGTTCTGTTAAAACCAGACTTGTGCCATTTCAGTTTAAAACAACCGACACATATATTTTGGAGTTCGGTAATCAGGTCATGCGTGTGTTTCGCAATGGCCTGCAAGTTTTAGTTAGTGCAAGCAAAACTATTACGGCGATCACCAAGGCAAGCCCCGGTGTTTTAACTAGCAGTAGCCACGGCTACAGCAATGGCGATGAAATCTATGTCGAAAGCATAGGTGGGATGACAGAGCTTAATGGCCGCAACTATCGTGTTGCGAATGTCACGACAAACACGTTTACGCTGCAAGATCTGTTTGGCAATGCGATAAACACAACCAGCTTTACCACATACACATCAGGCGGTACGGCCACAGAGATTTACGAAACGGCTGCGCCTTATGCGGAAGCTGACTTATTTGATCTGCGTTTTGTGCAGTCTGCTGACACGATGTACATTGTGCATCCCAGCTACGATGTACGCACGCTAACGCGTACTGATCACAACGCATGGACGTTTGCGACTGTAAGCTTTAGCGGATCACCATCACCGGGTTTGTCTGGTGCAAACAACCGGCCAAGCGTTGTTACATTCTTTGAGCAACGGCTTGTGTTTGCCAACACAAACAATAATCCACAGACTATTTGGTTTTCTAAAAACGGTGACTACACTAACTTTACGGTTGGCACTGCTGACGATGACGCGCTGATTTACACGATTGCGTCTAACCAAGTGAATGCTATTCGCTATCTCTCAGCAACAAGAGTTCTAACGATAGGCACAAGTGGCGGCGAGTACGTTTTGACCGCTACGAATGACGGGCCTATCACGCCAACAACTACGCTTATCCGCAAATACAGCAACTATGGGTCTGCTCAGGTAGAGCCGGTGCAAGTTGCAGATGTTACTTTGTTTGCCCAGCGCGGCGCAAGAAAGCTTAGAGAGTTTAGATATGCCGGTGAGGTCAACACTGCGGGCTATCAAGCGCCAGACATGACTATATTGGCTGAGCATATCACAGAGGGCGGGCTTGTGCAGTTTGCATACCAGCAAGAGCCAGACAGCGTTATATGGTGCATTCGCTCAGATGGCACGCTGCTAGGCTTAACTTATCGCCGGGAAGAAGAAGTTGTTGCTTGGCATAAGCATGTGATCGGCGGTGTGTTCGGCTCTGGGCAGGCTGTTGTTGAAAGCATTGCGACACTGCCAACTGACAGCGGTGAGGATGAGCTTTACATGATTGTGAAGCGCACAATTAACGGTGTTACCAAGCGTTACGTTGAGGTGTTAAAGACATTTGACTTTGGCAGCGATACAACGGCGGCATTCTTTGTAGATAGCGGGCTAGTATATTCTGGCGGTGCTGTAACCAGCCTGTCTGGTCTGTACCACCTAGAAGGGCAGACTGTTGATATCTTAGCCAATGGCGCAACGCATCCAGACAAGACTGTTAGTAATGGATCTGTTCCCTTGGATTTTTCCACGACAACGGCAGCTATCGGTTATGGCTACACTAGCTCTATGCAGACGTTGCGCATTGAAAGCGGATCTGTTGATGGCACAAGCCAAGGTAAGCCCAAGCGCATCCATGCAATCACTCTTCGCATCTATGAAAGTGTTGGCATTGAGGTCGGCAACGATAGCGCAGAGATAGATCGTATTCCGTTCCGCGATAGTTCGATGAACATGGATCAGGCTGTGCCGTTATTTACTGGTGATAAAAACATTGAGTTCAAAGGCGGTTTTGATGATGATGATCGTATCTATGTGCAGCAAAGCCAAGCACTGCCGCTAACCGTCTTAGGATTGTACCCACGCATGAATACGTTTGACATATGACGGTAACTTACCAGAGAGAAGAGTTTGCCAACGTAAGGGATGAAATCATGCCCTTGTGCGAGCGGCATTGGGAAGAGGTTGCCTATGATAAGGAAACTTTAAAATTAAACCCTAGTTGGGATATGTATGAGAAAATAGATGCGGCTGGTCTTCTTAATGTTTTTACATTGCGAGATGGTGACATTTTAGCTGGATATTTGTTTATAACCGTTATGCCTCACTTGCATTATAGGGAGCATCTTTTTGCAAGTAGTGATATACTCTACATAGATCAAGAATATCGAAAAGGGCATACCGCTGCCAAATTGCTGCGTTTTGCTGAAAAAGAAATAAAACATTTAGGTGTTTCTATAATGGCTGTAAGCACTAGAGTTCAGAAACCTCTTGATAAATTGTTTGTTCGCTTGGGTTACAAAAACACTGAGCGAGTTTATGCTAAGAATTTGAGGCAACAAAATGGCTGATCCACTTACAATTGCGGCGGTAGTTAGTGCAAGCGCGTCTGTTGTTGGCGGCGTGCAAGCGAAGCAATCTGCTGATCAAGCTGCTAAAGCTGCGCAGAGTGCGGGTGAGTTTAACGCACAAATTATTGAGCGTGACATTGGTTTGCTTGAAAAACAGCGCGGCATTATCAACGCTAACTTTTTGGTTCAAGGTGAAAGATCAGGGCAAGCTTTTGAGCGTGTGGTGCAAGGCAAGGCAAGGG